GTATGACGCAGAAGGAAATGAAACTAACGTTCTTTGAGTATCTTAAATATCATGCCCCAGACTATCAAATCCCTGAAAACTCCGTTGCGTTACCCAGGGGGGAAGAGTAGAGCACTCAGCAATCTCTTTCAATACATGCCAGATCTGAAAGGTTATAAAGAGTTTCGTGAGCCATTTCTTGGTGGTGGTTCTGTGGCACTTGAAGTTACCAAGCGGTATCCATCAATTGATATCTGGGTGAATGATCTTTACAATCCATTATATACTTTCTGGTGTTTTCTTCGTGATGAACCACAGGAACTTCATCGTTGTATCAAGGATTATAAGGAAGAATACAATACACCAGAACTTGCTCGCCAACTCTTCAATGAAATGAAGATCCAACTCAATCATCCAGAAGCAGAAGATTTCTATCGTGCTGTTGCTTTCTACATTATTAATAAGTGTTCTTTCTCTGGTTTGACTGAAAGCTCTTCTTTCTCAGCACAAGCAAGTGTTAGTAACTTCTCTATGAATAACATTGAGAAAATTCCAGAGTATGGTAATCTAATTAAAGATTGGAAGATTACTAACTATTCATACGAAAGTTTGCTGTCAAACTACAAAGATGTATTTGTGTATCTTGATCCTCCTTATGACATTAAGGACAACCTCTATGGGCGTAAAGGATCAATGCACAAAGGATTTGATCACGATAAGTTTGCTGCTGATTGTGATAGGTTTATTTGCCCTCAACTGGTTTCGTACAACAATTCCAACCTAGTCAAGGAGCGGTTCCAGGGGTGGACAGTTGGAGAATTTGCACACACCTACACCATGCGGTCGGTCGGATCGTATACAATAGATCAAGCAGAACGAAAGGAACTCGTCCTTTACAACTATGAAAATTAAAGTTCAACTCTACGTTGCTGGTCGTCTCTTTGATGAGATCGTTGAGGCAGCTAACTATCAGGATGCTCGCCAGACTGCTCTTGCTCGCAATCCCAAAGCTAAAGTTGTAAATGTTACTGCTGTATTCAAATGAATAAAGCATGGCGACTGTGGTGTAAATCTCTAGGAAAGAAGGCACTTGACAATGACAGAGAAGCAGATTACGTTGCTGGTATACGGACTATTATATTCATTACTTATTTCATTACTAATTTATTCATTATCGCGGGGGTCATAAGACACTGGAATGACATACCAACTGAAAGATTACCTATACAGCATCAATCAGTCAAAGAAAAATATTCTTGAAGATGACATTGACGCTGAAAAAGCATATCCACCTTACATTATTAATCGTTGCCTAAGCTCTTTTACAGATACAATCTTGTTTGTAAATGAAATGAACAAGAATTGTCATCTTCCAAAAAAACTTCAATATGATTTTCTTCTAAATAGTATCAAACCGAGGAAGAGATTTTCTCCTTGGGCGAAAAAAGATTCTATTGATTATCTTGAAGTAGTCAAAGAGTATTATGGTTATAATGACGATAAAGCACTCCAGGCACTTAGGATTCTCACCAAGGATCAGTTAGATCATATTACAAAGGTGTTAAACAAAGGTGGAAGAAAATGAGTGTTGAAACTGAAATCCAGTGGAAGCAAGCTGATATGGTGGAAGTCATTCTGAATGAACCAGATGATTTTCTAAAGGTGAGGGAAACCCTGACGCGAATTGGTGTAGCTTCTCGCAAAGAAAAGAAGATCTATCAGTCTTGCCATATTCTGCATAAACAGGGTAAGTATTACATTGTTCACTTCAAAGAGTTGTTTGCTCTTGATGGGAAGAATACCAATCTTTCACTAAATGATATTCAACGTCGCAACCGCATCATTCAACTCTTGAGTGATTGGGGATTAATTACAATCGTAACTCCAGATAAGATTGCTGATTTGGCACCATTAAATCAAATTAAAGTGCTTGCTTTCAAAGAAAAAGATGAGTGGACTTTAGAAAGCAAATATAATATTGGACGCAAAAAAATAAGTGAATAGTATTTTAGATAATGCAAATTGCAAAATAAAAAATACCCATTCAAATTTGCATCGTTGGAAAAATTGGCAACCCAATACACCATTTGCTCCTATATTTGATACTCCCATTTGGGTTGAAGATCTTAATACATTCTTTGTTAAAGAATTAGTAGATTGCATTAATAAAAATAATCCTGGGTCTTATAGCAGTACTTGGAGAAAGTATAATATTTTTACTTGGGATAATCCATCTCTTAAATTTTTACAAGCATCTGTTGTGAGAGTTTATAGTGATTTCTTAGATCAAATTGATGTTCACAAAGAACGAATAGATGATTTGTGGATACGTGGGTGGGCGGTTGTTTTAAATCCAGGAGATCCAGTTCCAAAACATTGTCATTCTTATCATGAAAATACTTTTTTGAGTGGTAATGTTATGTTGACAGATAACGAAACAACCACAGATTATTATATTCCTCACATTAGTGATTATCATGGTCCATGGAAATGTGAAAATAAACCAGCTAGAATGACCATGTTTCCATCTTGGGTTTTACATGAGGTAAAACCAACAGAACATTATAGAGTATCTGTTGGTTTTGATCTATTTACATATCATACTATGGAATACATTAGTAGCAATAGAATTAAGGGTGATGAACAACAAGAATGTATTTTAAAATCAATTAAATTGGTATAAACCGTAGTGTTCATGGGGGTTTTCATCACCCCCATTTTTTATGCAAAGTGTATAATTATTAGTGTGATGCCTAACGGGTCACAAGTAAACGTCGCTTTTTAGGACAATGGTAACATTTAATTGGGAAACATACACACCGCATTCAATTGGGTTCGATGAAACATTCAGAAGATTGGAAGCTCTTGCAGGAGCTGGATCAAGTTATCCTCCGTACAATGTGGTTAACGGAGACGATGGCAGAACCATACTTGAGGTCGCTTTGGCTGGATTTACAAGTGAAGATATTGAAGTCACGACTGAACGACATCTTTTGACAGTAACCGCAAAAAAATCAAAGGAAGATAAAGAACGCAAGTATCAACACAAAGGAATTTCTCAAAGATCATTTACTCGTAACTGGGAAATGTCAGAAGACGTTGAGGTAGAGAGTGTTGAATTTAAAGATGGTTTATTGAGTGTTGTGTTGAGAAAAGAACTTCCAGAAAAACAGAAGAGGAAGAAGTGGTTCTAAATATTCGGGGCACTTGACGGTGCCCCTTTTTAATGCTAAACTAATATCAAACAACTATTAACTATGGCAGTATCAATCGTTACATTAAAAACGGGTGAACGTGTCATCACAGAACTTAAAGAAGTTTTTGATGGTGAAGATGAAAACAAAAGAGGTATATGTCTTCTTATGGAAGAACCTTATGTTTTAAATCTTGACGGAAGCACTCCCCAATATTTAACAGAAGCACATGGGATGGAATATCAAGTTCGCTTTAGCAAGTGGAACCCGTATTCACCAGATACAATGTTTAAAATCCCATATGAATGTATCATGACAATTAGTAGTCCAGAACCAGGATTACAAAAAGCATATGAAAGTAAACTAGAACAAAAGAGAGAAATTGAAAATGGAACTGAAAACTAATCATAATGTTCGTGTAGTCACTCTCACAACTACAGAGCGTGTGCTATGTTTATTTGGTGAGGTTCGTAATGATGAGCAAGCAGTTGTAGGATATCGATTGATTTATCCATTCCTTCTTTCTATGTCAGAACCAAATGAAGATGGAACCATTCCGATTGAGTATCGTAGGTTCTGTCCTTATAGTCCTCAGGAAGAACATCGTATAAGTGGAGATCACATTATCAGTGTTGTTTTTCCAGACAATGGCATTCTTGATAATTATGTGGAGAAACTGAAAGAGTATGGTTTCCCAGAGGACCAAATTTTCTTTGAAGAACAAACCGAGGAAGTAAATGGAGATAGCAGCGAACCTACTGAAGCTGGCGAATGAGTGGATCATCGCACAGGTCGAAGAGATTGAGGGTGCCACTTCGATAGGTGACCCCGATTGCGTCCTGCGTGATCCATACGTGGTAGAATTGGATGGAGATATCACCCCATGGCCTCCCCATTCAAATGATCGTGAGGTAGTTGTCAGATCTTCTGACGTTACCACACTTGTGAACCCAAGCACTAAACTGCTTGCCTTATATCTTACCAAAATTGATCCGCCAAAGTCTGAATGAAGTTTTACACAAACGTTGAACAAGCTGGCAATCGTTTGCTGGTCCG